TAGTTTAACAACATAAAGTTGTTAGCGCCTTGAGTAACTAAACATCTTTCAGATAAGTAGTGTACTTCCATAACGTCTTTTCCTGAAGTAGCTGCTCCTACAGAACCTGTAACCCAAGTTTTGTATTTACGAGATTCAGTTTGAGACTGACGGTAACGAACGTGCAAGAAAGGACGTTTTAAGTTACGACCTAATTGCTCATCGTATACAGACGAAACACCAGCAGGTACAACAACGCCACGGATGTTAGTAACAGCATCGTTAAGAGCTCCACGAGTTCCTTTGTCGTTTAAGTATTTAAAGTCAGACTTGTAGAAGTCGTAAGAACCTCTTCGGAAACCAGAGAAACCTAAGTTCAATGCCATATCTTCACTATTGTCAAATACTCCGTAAGAAGTACCACCAGCACCATAAGAATTCATAGAAGCAAGCATATCGTCAATAGCTAAGCTAGTAGAACGATCTACAAACATCATATTTTCTTCAATAGCACCGTTTTGGTCAAATACAGCTAAAATAGCGTCAAATTCAGATAAGTCAGTTGCAGCATTAACACCAGTAATACCAGTTGATTGGTGACCACGAGTTGTAATAGCAGAGAACAAACCTTCAGTACCAGACATACCAGCAGCGTTACCTGGGTTAGGTAATCCATCAGCAGCAGCTGTAACCTCTAATTCACCTTCTAGCATTGACATTTCTAAGTAGTCAGAAAAACGAGCACGAGTATCACCTTCAGCTTTTAAGTACCACAAGTAACCGCTTTGTCCTTCTTCACCAGAAACTTCAACCCAACCAATAGCAGATGCATCAGATCCAGATACTTCGTAGTAATCTTTTAAAATAATGTGCTTATTTGAGTAAGATTTGAATTGAGGAGCGTTAGCTGAACTTCTTCCGTCAGATCCTTTTTCAAATTCAGAACCAACAACTAATATTCTAACTGCACCAGCACCACCACCAGAAGCTAATAAAGCATTCATAGTAGCACCACCATAAGCTATAACTCGTATTTGGTCAGTATCATCACCATCAGGATCGATGTGAGAAACATAACCTTTAGCTGTAGCAGTAGCAGAAGACATAACAACCATGTCACCTACACGAATACCGTGGTTTGCACCTACAGCATTACCATCAATATCATTCACAATAGTATAATCTGTATTATTATCATTGTAAGTAGCTGTATAAGCTAAGTGAAGACGACCTTGTTCAGACCAAACTACTCGATCAGAAGCAGAAGGCTCTTCAGCACCTATTTGAGATAAAAATCCAGAAATAGTTCTTTTACCATAGATCTCAGACTCTTTTTCCATAAGATCTGGTAAGTATTGTTGCTCCCAACCAGTTGAACCTCCAGCGAAGTCGATATAGTTAGTAGCAAGCGTTTGTTTACGAGGAGCAGCATCAATAGCCGAACCACCGTTAAAACTTGTAATTGCCATAATTAAATGTTTTTAAGTTAAGTTATTTTTTATTTTTAATTTTAAACTTAAAATCAGAAGAATTATCACCTAGCACTTTGAACTTAAGTCCTCCGCCTTCTACTTGACCTCCACGTTCTTGACGAGGGTTCATATTGACATTTTTACTTTTAGCAACACTGTCTTTTAAAGCGTCGGCTTTACCTTGTTCGTAAAAGTGTTGAGCGATAGCGTCAGCATTCATTGCAGAATATAAAGCTTTATGATAACTCTTAGCATCATCTATTACACCGTCGCTATTAACAAACTTGTTAATGAAGTTGTTGATGTCGCTTTGAGTGGACTTTACGGCATCCGCGTTTTTAACGTTAAACCTGTATTTTTTATCTCCGACGTTGTATTCAAAACCTTTGAACTTATCGTTAAAGACTTGGTTAGTCTTCTTGTCAAATACAGACTTTTGTTTTTCAGCTAACTGTTTATTCGTCTCTGATTCTTTATTGTATCGATTAAAGAAGTCCATAGCTTTCTGCTGTTCAGGCGTCAATCTACTTCCTGCTTTAATTTCATTGTAATATTTAGACTTTTGCCCGTCTAAGTAGGCTTTTGCGCTGGCAACTTGCTCTTTAAGCGCTAGTTTTTTTCTTCTAACTTCTCTTTCATCATCTACTTCTTCATCGTAGCTAAATGAATCTTCTATTAAGAAGTTTATTTCTTCCGCGTTTAAATGCGGCTTAGTTCTTTTATAATACTCAAGTAAAGCTGTTTGATTATCAAGATCATTATAATCTTTATTAAGCTCTACATAGTCTTCTAAAGTACCACCTGTTTCTTCCATAAAGTCTAATAACTTTTGGATATTTTCAGGTAATGGTTTACCAGTTTCTTCAGCTTCAGCTATAGCTTCTTCAACTTGTTCAGCTACTTCTTCAACTTCTTCACTAGTTACTTCTTCTAGTACTGGTAGTTCTGTTTCTTGTACTTCTGTTTCCGACTGTACTTCTTCTTGTTCTTCTGTGGATCCGGCATCTTCATCGCTTCCCACCACTCCTGCTGTGTCAGTTGTGTCTTCTTCAGTTTCTGTTGGTTCTTCATCAACTTTTGGTTTACTTAAATCAACTTTGTACACTGAATCATCTCCAGCGGACTCAAACTTAGATTCATCGATCTGAGGTTGAGTGGTTTCTTGTGTAGTCTCTTCAACTACTTCTTTGTTTTCTTCCATAATATAAAATAAAAATTAGTAATTATCTAGGATTAAAATCATCTAATCCTATTCCACCACCAAGTATATCATTACCTGATGATTCAAAGTTTTTAGGTGGTTTACCTGTTTTTCTCTGTTCTATAAGTTCACTTTGTTGTGAAGCTTGTATTCTGGTGCGCTCATCTTTACGATCTTCTTTCATTTTGTCTTTAGCATCAATTTGCTGCTGTTCCATGCCTTTCAACTGTTGATTCATTTGAAACTCTAATGTCATCAACTCTTTCTTTCCTTCTATTTCTTGTTTTAATCGTTGAGCTTCAAGTTGAGCTTTTATCTGTTCTAGCTGTGCTTGACCTTGCATTTTAGCTTGATCTTTTTGCATTTCAGCTTGCGCAGCTACTTGTTGTGCTTGTGCATTTGCTTGAGCTTGTGCTTGAATATTTTGTTGTTGTACTAACTGATCTCTTTCTTGTTTCTTCTTACGTCTTAATTTTAGTACTTGATTAGCTAGTTTAATATTTTTAATATCTCTAACATCAATAGCATCTTCTAAGTCTATACCGCCTTGAGCTAATGCTTGCTGTATGTTGTTTTCTAGCATTTGTTTTTCTTCTTCATCTGGTGCTAAATCTATAAATATACCAAAGTCATACAAATGCAAACTACTCATCTCTTCTAATGTAGCCACATTGTGAGCACCTAAGGCGTGTATAAAAGCTTCTTTAGCAGGAGAATACTCTATAATATCAGAAATTCTAAGTGACAATTGCTCAGCTACTTCTGCTGTTAAAAATAAACCAGACTGTAATATATGTCTTGTTGCTGTGTTACTATTAGCTGCTGCTAACTTTTGAACACCAACTAAAGCATTTTTATCAGGTGCGCTACCATCTCTAGCTTCATTAAGTCCGGTGACGTCACGTATCATTTGTAAGTAGTAATTATACGTAGCAATTAAGCTTTGCATTTTTTGTCCACCAGATCCGCTAGATATTTCTTGTATAGGCACTTTACCTGGATTCATATCACCAGTTTCAGTAAATGATCTACCAATAACAGAACCTGTTTGGAAGAACATGTTTAATGCTTCTTGCGGATTATAGTTTGTGCCGTTACCTAAATCTATTTCTGCTAAACCATCAGCGTCTAAATAAACACCATCTGGTACCATGCGAGATAATACTTGTTGTAACTTTAAATGAGTTAGTTGTATCATATCAGCAAAACCAGTTATACGTTTTACTAACGATTCAATACGACCATTATACTTTCTTGGAGCTACAATACTGTAGTTCATTTTAACTTTAGTAAAATCACTTTTTGGTCTTAGCATATTTTTAGCTACTTCCCACTTAAGTAATTTATCAGTACCTAATATTAAGGCTCCTTCATATAAACACTCTATTTGTCTTTGCAACTTAGTAAAGTTACCGTCTAAATCTTTTGGAGGATTAAATGTATCATCTTTCTCAATGGCTTTCTCAGCGCCCGAACCAACTTCTTTAATTTTGTAGGTTTCGTTTTTATGCGTTTTCCAGTTGAAGTATAAGACTTGAACCTGGTTGTTATCATAATCTCTATGTGTGTTATAATTACCTTTATCGTAATTGTTTGTTTCAGATATTTCTTTTATATCTTGCTCAGTTAAATATGGAAACTGAACTACTAATTCATTAATAGGTACATGCTTAACTTCACCTACATAATATATATCTTCAAAATAAGGTGACTCAGTTTTAGAATAAACTAGGTTAGCTGGATCAACGTAGTCAATTACAACGCCCTGTGAAGTATTAAAACTTGTTTTTACAGCACCAATACCTAGTACTGTTAAGTCGTAGAAAAATCTACGTTTAATTAATTCATAGTTATTACCTTCAAGTAATACATTAATAGCTTGTTCTTCAGCTAATTCTACTGCCTGCTTGTAAGTCATTTGCATATGAAGCTTTAACTCTTCTTCATTTTCAGGCATGTCTGGCATATCATTTTCAGTAAGATCTACACCAGTAGCTTGTTTTATTAA